CACTCTGCATCGTAGAGTGCGTTAGCTCCCTTGTCCATCTCGCTTGTCAGGCGTTGTAGCTCCTGGACTATGTGGCCTGGTGTAATAATTTCCATCTCTTAGCCTTCTAGCTTTCTCTCTTTGTAATCGCCATAGGTCGGTGAGGCTGTCTAGCTCACCCTTCTCGTATTGCTCATGCAGACACTCTTGCACTTCAAGTATGGAACTAAGCAGAATCCTTTGAGCCTGATAGTCCATTGGCGATGTCCTTGATCTTGTCTAGCGTTGCTGAATCAGCCCCACCAGTCTTGGCCTCGCTGTATAGCAAGCGTAAACCATCAAGGTCATTGCCTAATTCTGCCGACATTGCCAGCCAGTCTTTTGCCGTTGCCGAACTCTTGACCTGTCTGTTGCGTACTTCCTCAGATGAGGCAATACCTTTCTTTGTGTCAACAGCTAGGGCAGCAACCATCGCTCTACCCCATGCAGCAGTTTCAGCGTTCTGAACTTCGCTGTCACGAGTAAAGTTTGTCGGTCCTGGGATTGGTTCCCAAGCTGTTCCTATACCTGGTCGCTGGTCATCTGGTGAGCGATAAGCGGCAGCAGTATAAACAACCCAGCTCTTGTTATTGACAACGACAAACTCGTACTTGACTTGTTGTAGTGAGCCTTGTGGGAACTTCTCTCTGAACTCAACTATGCGTGTTGCAACATCTATGTAATCTAGTGGACCTTTGTAGCTTTGTGCCATCTCTTATTTTCCCTTCTCGTGGTGCAAGTAAGGTGCTCCACCGGCTCTTGATCTAAGACTAAGCAGGTGCTCGCCGTAGATGATGCCTCGCTTTTTACCTTCCATTGCTTTGATAACTCTAGCCTTGAGGTCTGTCATTAGCTTGTTAGCCTTCTCTGCGTCATTGACAGCGTTGAAGTAGTGCACCCCAAGTTCATCCAGGTCAGCCTCGCCATCCTCGATGTTCGGGCTGAGTGCTCGGATAGTTTCTAGTGTTGAGTTAGACCCATCCCAATCAGGCATCTTTAGATCTAGGCAAGCTTGCCGGAATCTAAGGGCAGACTCCCAAAGTGTGTTTGCCTCAAACTCATCCCACTCAATCTCAAACTCCATGTAGCTAGAGCCAGCTAGTGCGACAAGCTTTGCTCGCCTAATGCCAAAGACCTTCATGTACCAAAGCACTTGTGCTCTATACGACTGTGGGACAGCACTCCAATAATCTCTGCTGAACTTGACCTCGATGATGCCCCAGTTGCCATCGGCATCTTTGTAAAGTCCGTCAAGGTTTGCTCTTGCCCAGTCGTAGATCTTGTTTGCCCATGTGCCTGTTTCGTAGATCTCCAACTCAGGGTGCTCATCGGCAAACAATTCCAAGATAGGTGCTTCAAGTTTTGTGCCGAGCTTCATACTCATGTTGGGTTCGACTTCATCAGGAATCTGTCCTGTTTTTTTAGCCCACTTTGTTATGGCTGATTCCCAAGTGCTAAGTCCGGCGATAGCAGCGATGTCTGAGCCACCGACTGCACCTGGTTCGTTGCGTAGTGAGTGCCACTCTGATGATCCGTTGGCAAAGTCACCTAGCAGGACTGCATCCTGCAACTTGTTTATCTCGGTTGGTAGCTTAGAAACTGGCAAGGTTTCCCTCTCTTTCCTTGTCGGCAAGCCCACGCTAACTCTCTCGGCGTGGGTTTGCTATTTATCGTGTTTTTACTCTAGTGTCGGCCTATGACATTTAGACAACTGGAACGCAAATACATCGAACTGCAACACGCGATCAGCGAGAATGGGGGCGTTGAGTGCAGTCAACTGCCAGAGTGTTTTTTCCCTGAGGATGAGCCAGATGTGTATCTGCGAAAGAAACTTATTGCCGTAGCTAAGGAAGTCTGCAACGACTGTCCGGTCAGACTAAGGTGCTTTGACTATGCCCTGTCAGCAGGGATGGTAGGCATCTGGGGTGGCACTACTGCCGAGGAACGCTCGAAGCTGAGGTCTTAGGACTTCTTGTCAGTCTTTTCGGCAATCTTGCCAAAGGACTTGTTGATCTCATCAGCGTCAATCTGACCATCAGCCAGGTATGAGCGTGAGAGCTCCTGAGCTACATCGATGATTCCAGCGAAGGCTGCCATTGCTACTGCCTGAGCTACCTCAAGGCCAATAACTGCTCCACCGACAAAGATACCGGTGACCTTCAAGATGATTACAGCTAGGGTTCTGCGTGCGATGTCTAACCACATAGGTCAGTCCTTTCGTAGTGGGTAAGTTGCTGCCCAGATCGTGATTGTTATGAGAATGGCCCAGCCAGCAAAGTCTTTAGCTGTGCCTTCGAGTACGACCCAAGCGATGCCTAAGCCAAGAATTGTCCATACCTGGTCAAGCTGGTCTTTCAAGAACTTCACTAGGGTTTCCTACCTGCCAAGGCCACCTGTGTCACGATCACCGAAGCAACCACAACCTGTTGGGCCTGTTCTCTAACTTCCGGTGTCATGTCTGACCCGATTGAGCGTAGGTTATCTACCAGTTTACTAACCGCTTCTAACGCTAGTTCGATGCTTACTATTACCTCTGGCAACTCAGGCTCAGGGGTAGGCTCGCTCGGAATTGTCGGCTCTGTGGGGCTCGTAGGGGGCTCGGTAGCCTCTGGGGTAGGTGTTATGACCTCTGGGGGCTTTGTAGGCTCTACGGGCTTTACAGGGCTTGTGGGGCTAGGTTCTGGTTCTGTGGTAGGTGTAAGGGTAGGTTCAGGCGTAGGTTCAGGGGTTGGCTCTGGGGCTGGGGCTATGGGAGCCACCGGAGCCACTGGCTCAGGTTCTCTGACAACTTCCTCAGTGCGAGCCACATCCTCGGTGCGTTCAACTGTTTCGGTTCGTTCAACATCATCGGTCCTTACTGTGGTTTCAGTTTCCGGTACAGCTTCAGGGCTAGGAGTGGGGGCCACAGGATCAGGAGCAAGATAACCAGGATGGTAAAGCAAAGCAGGGTCCAGCTCAGTGCCGTCACTAGATACAACACCAACAAAAGTGGTGAACTGACCAGCATAGCCACCCTCGCAAAAGTGCTGGGGAATGTTGCCTTTATCCAAGAAGTAGTTGTTTTCATTTTCCCATCCAACTGTAAAGGTTTGCTGAGTGCCAGTCGAGTCGGCACAAGTGATGGTTGCCCAAGCTTGAGCACCATAGGCAGGGGTCGGCTGCCAGATCATAAGGAATAAAAAAAAGCCTACAAGCATGACTCGTAGGCTTTTAGTTTTGGCTAAGTTATTTAGCAAGTTTCGGTTGCACCTTTGGGGGTTTAGGGGCTTTAGGTACTGGGGCTGGCTCGTGAACTGGAGCAGGGGCAACCTCACCTGTGTCAGGTGTTGGAAGTCCAACCTCAGCATCGAGTTCCCACTTAGCAATAGTGGCTTTGACAAACTTTAGGGGGTCAACATAGCCCTTGCCGTCTGAGGTCCACTTTAGGTACTTGCCCTTGCAGATCTCGAAGTGTAGGTGTCGGCCAGCCGAGGCACCGGTAGTCCCCATGATGCCTAGTCGAGTTCCGGCCTTGACCTTCTCACCCTTGACAACAGTTAGTGAGTTCTCAACCATGTGGGCATAGCGAGCTGTGTACCACTCGCCGTTTATCTTTGAGCGAATGTCAACATAGTAGCCAACGCCACCTAGTGAGCCGTCTGGGTTCTTTAGCTTAGAGGTTCCGGCAGCCACAACTGTTCCGTCATGCCAGGCTTCGTTCCAAATCTTTGCCTTTGGTCCCCATAGATCTACACCATTGTGATGTTTCTTATACTTCTCGATGGGATGGATTCTCCAACCGAATGGGCTAGTGACTTTCCAGTCTTTGCCAAACTTGCCATCTAGAGGCATCTGAGGTTTCGTTTTCACATTCTTCCAATCATGTTTAGTAGCGATCCAATAAGGGCAACTACACCAGCAGCAAGGCCTGTGTAGGCAATCTTTTCAATCCAGGCTAGGCGAGCCAAAGACAGCTCGACTTCTCTAATCCTGTCTGGCACATCATCCAGGTTGTCTAGTTTGACAAGCATCTTGAGCTGAGTGTCGTTCATCTCAATTTGCTTTTGATAGATCATCTGCTGAGTTATGCGTACCCCAGTTGTTTCCTCAGCCATTATGCTTTGGGCCTGTTTCTCAAAAAAGGGGATGTAGTCATGTGTTTATTTTACCTGCCCATTGTTATAGGGTTGCGGTATGACTAAAACCTATCACTTCATGGCTGGCTTGCCTCGTTCAGGCAGCACAGTTCTTTCGGCAATCTTAAATCAAAACCCTGAAGTTTATGCCAGTCCACAGACTGATCTCATTGGTTTGCTCTACAAGCTTGAGAGTGAGATACCAAACTTTGAGAGCTATAAAGCTGGGTTGCTACACCAAGGCTTTGCCTCGGTAATGCATAACATGGCAGATACCTTTTACAGCCACATTGAGAAGCCGGTCATTATTGACAAGAACAGGGGTTGGGGTACCCCATACAACTGGGACCACCTAAGCGGTTATGTCAGCAAGGATGGCAAAGTTATTTTGACTATGAGACCAATCCTTGAGGTGCTTGCTTCGTTTGTAAAGGTTTCTCAGCAAACAAAGAAGGCTATAAAGCACACTCCTTACTTAGACAACAACCTTTGGTCATCGCAGTATCGAGATGAAACCGATGCCATTGTTGAGAATCTAATGATTCCTAATGGCGAGCTTGACCGAGCTATCTACTC